TAGTCACCTCTATACTTGGCAATATTTACAGGAATATATTTTCCTTTCAAAGTCTTCATAAATACTTAGAGGAATATAATAAATTATTTATCTTCAATGACAACAAGAGCATATAATAATTCTAATACTGATACAGGTCAGAAAATGTGGCCTGAAAATTTAGTTAATGCTTATGATCATCTACAGATAGATGTAGAAACATTTTCGGCACAGAAAGTAAGAGGTCAAAGAAGAGCATCTAATTCTAGATCTGTTGTAAGGGCAGTAGGTAGTGGCGGTACTGTATTAAATTCACCAAGTATTGCACAATCATCACAATGGTTGACCTCTTACAGATCCAGTATAGATGATACAGTTTTACTTCCTGTACCAGATGACATCCAGTATAAAGATGGCCCAAAGTGGGAAGGAAAAGACATCGGAATACTTGGAAGGTTTGCTCCTGAAGTTGCTGCAACAATTGGTGGTGGTGATAGTGCAGCAATTACAGATAGTATCCAAGAATTTGCCAGAGTTGGTAAGGTAGGATTAATAAAAAGTATGATATCAAAATTGGGTGCTGATCCAAATGCAGTAACACAAAACATCAATGGTAAAATAGCTAACCCATATACAGAACAAGTATTCAGTGGAATGAATCTTAGAGATTTTACTTTCAATTGGAAATTAGTTCCTAGAAATAGATCAGAACAAAATTCAATAAAAAGAATAATTAGATATCTAAGAAGAGCTGCATTACCAGATACCAGTGAAACTTTTGGTAAAATTGGTGGAGGTGGTAGTTTTATTGAGACTTTAGGAGGAGAAGAATTTGGAGGAAGTGCTACAGACAGATGGTTAACTGTACCAAACCTATTCAATTTAAGATGGAAACAAGGTGGTGATGGTAGTGAAATATCATCTCTTCCTAAAATAAAAAAATGTATTTGTACTAATATAGATGTAAATTATACTCCAGATAATGTATGGGCAACTCACCTAGATGGAAGTAATCAACCAGCACCAGTTGCTATACAACTTAGTATAGGATTCGGTGAAACAGAAATCATCAAGAGTTCAGATGTAGGAGCGGGGTACTAAAATGTTTTTTGAATCTACACCAGATTTTTTATACCCAGACTTCTTTGAAGCTGGTAAGTTTAAACTATCTAAAAACTTATTCAGAAGAGTTAGAGCAAGAGATAGTATCAATGCTATATTTTCTTCTGCATCAAAATACACAATAAAAAGTGGACAAACTCCAGACCAAATTGCTTACGATCTTCTTGGAGACACAGAACACTATTGGACTATATTATTACTAAACAATATTACTGACACCCAAACACAATGGCCTTTTGATGACTACGAACTAGATAAAATTATAGAAGATAGATATGGAAATCTAGCTGACAAGATAAGACACTGGGAAACTAAAGAAGTCAAAGATTCTTATGGAAATATAGTTTTAGAATCTGGTATTATAATAGAAGTATTTTCAAATACAACTGCACAAAATGCTTCTAGTTATACACCAACATGGTCTTGGAAGTATGCATATTCACGAAGTGATAGTGCTGTAACAGAAAGAACTTTAACTGGATCCGATTTATATCCAACAACTAACAGAGAATATGAACATCAATTAAATGATTTGAAAAGAGAGATCTGGATACCTCAACCATCTAGTATAGCAATGATGGAATCTGAGATAGAAGAACTCCTTGAATACGATACAGAATATAAAATAACTAAGGAAGGTTGGCGAGAATCAGAACCAGTTAGCTAAAAAAAGGGGGGTCGTTAGACCCCCTTTTATTTTAATCATTCTCAGCGAGATTAGCAAAGAAACTTAAAG